TCTACTTTAATTTTACTTGTCATTATTGAAATTTATACCTTATTGCAACAAATCCTGATCCACCTGCTCCATTTGGATTAGCTCCAGGATTAGGAGTATAATGTCCTCTACCACCTCCTCCACCGCCAGTATTTGCTGTTCCAGCAGTTACAGTGCCCTCAGTTTCATCACCTGTTCCTCCACCACCTGATCCACCAGGAATTGATGCTCCTGGATTACCACTTGGACAACCTGCTCCACCACCACCACCTGCAAAAAATCTTGTGCTTGAAACTGGTCCTGGTGTTCCATAACTTGGTGCTGTCGGACCAAAATAAGCGTCTGCAATATAACTTCCTACTCCACCTGGTCCACCATTACCTCCTGGTGAATCTGCTTTATTTCCTCCAGTTCCACCTGCTCCGCCACCACCACCACCTGCGTGAGGTGCAGCAGTTCCTGGAGGATAAGGTACTGGTGCCGCCATATGTCCATAACCACCTGGGTTTCCCTGTGGTGGACTAACTGGTGGCGTATTACCTGAACCTCCCGATCCTGGACCGGCTGATGAACAACCTGCTCCACCTCCAGAACCACCATCGTGTCCTGCTGGACCTGGTGGATCATTATCTGCTCCTCCACCTCCTCCACCTGTTGATGTTATAGTTGAAAATACTGAATTGTTTCCTCTTACACCCCATCTCGCTGGAGTTCCTGGACCAGTTCCTCCTGGAGAACCTGCTCCAACTGTTACTGGAAAAGTTGCTACTGTAGCTGTTAAAGCTGTTGGATTAGCTAAAGGGGACATTGTTGGTGCTGAAATTGCATAAGAATTTGCTAATCTAAAACCGCCTGCTCCTCCGCCTCCAGCTCTACCTCCGCCACCGCCACCACCGCCGGCTACTACAAAATAATCTAATTTATCTGATCCTGATGGATTACCAGCAACTGTTACTTGAAAACATCCTGATCCTGTAAAAATATGTGTTTTAAAATTTCCACAAGTTAAAATAGTACCACCTGTTGCTTCAGTAAAAGATGCTCCTGAAACATTAGCTTCGGAATCATGAATATCAATCCAACCTTTAGTTCCATCAACGTAAATTAATGTCACTGATTGAGATTCTGTGTTTAAAGTTCCACACGAACAAACACCACCAATTTTTGATCCATTTCTACCTACTGTAACATTGTTGGTATCCCAAGTGTTTGCATAATCTTTAAAAGCCACAATATCACCTGCTGAAGGTGAACTAGGGAGAGTAACTGTTATTACTCCACCTGTTGTATTAATAAAATAACCTTTGCCTGATTCTACAGTTAAAGGACTTGTTTTAGCTGTTGTACACCAATCAACTGTACCTGTTCTTCCGAAACCCGATTGAGATGCACCAGTTGCTAATGTAACTGTTTTACCTGATGAACCTAAAGTTAATGTAGATCCACATTGTACGTCAACTGTATTTACTTCTATTTTACTCATTAAATTATTACCAAAGTTCCTGTCACTGTTATTGTATTAACAAAAGTTACTGGACCTGCTAATACAGCAGATTCAATTATCATATCTTTATTATCTAAAACCTGAGCATGTGTATAAATATTTTCTGCTCCTGGTTTGTTACCAATATATATTGTGTTATATAAACTATCCATTTATCCTCCTATGCACTTATTGAATCAACAACGCTAACATAAACATCAGCACTTGATGCTGTATCTGACTCTACTTTTAATATGTCAGTACTTTGCATCACAAATTTAGCTCCACCTGAAACAAGCTCTACGGCACTGTTTGGTGGAATGCTTAAATCTTTACAGATGTATCTAGTTGTAGAACCTCCTACACTTACAAAAACATCTATTAAAATTGCTGTAGAAATTATGTTTGCGATTCTGATTCCAATGACTGCATCATTTGAATTTGCTGTAAATATCGTACCTGCACTGTTAGTTGCTTGTACTGCATATCTAGTAAAATCTTGTGCCATATTTTTCTCCTTATAAAGCTATTGCCATTGCAACAGCAAATCCATTACTCGCTGCACCTACTGGTACACCGCTTGCGTTTAAATAAACTGATTTACTTGCAGGCATTGTACAAAATACACTTAATGTACTTGAACCACCTGAATTAAAACTTATCTTAGACGTATCACCTGAAGAGTTGCTTAAAACAGTATCTCTTGCTAGAGTGTCTGGTGTTGCATCAGTTACAGTACCAATACCTATTTCAAAAAGATTAGTACCTTCTTCAAAGATAGCATAATAAGTTGTGTTACTATTACCTATCCCTGCAACAAAAGTTTGAAAACCTGTAACAGCACCTGCAAGGTTTAATGTACCTGTGCCTGCTGTTGTACTCGTTTCTCTTACTCTATCATTTATTACTAATGCCATTTATTCTCCTATTAGCTCATGCTTATAATAGCATTAGCTGGTGTTGATGGATCAGGATAAGTAATTTTAAATGTACCATTAGTACAAGTTTTATCCCCTCCAAAATCTAATACTACAACTAGCGGATCTCCCGCAGCTGTATCATTATAAATAGCTGCGTACGCTGCTGTGAACGTTGCACTTGACCAAGTTGTATCTCCAAAGTCTACTGAAGCAACAGCTGTTCCAGATGCAACTGCTTGAGAACTTAAATCTTTTCTCGTGTAGTTACTACTTCCACCTGTGCTGACTTCGTTAGTTGCAGATACTGTTGTACTTGCTGTTGTGTAAACAGAAGCAATTGATCCTGTATACAAAGCTATTT